CTACCACCCTGATCACGACATTATTGACACAAATGTGAGCGAAGTGCCGCAAGAACACAAGTCACATAACTGTATTGAACTAGAAAATGGGCAATACGCACTGTATCCCAACAATAGAACACGAATTTATGACCTCTCAATCACCCCTGAAACGCCACTTACGCCCGATTTCAAGGTCTCTACGGAATATTATCAAGTTGAGAATGGAGTTCGATGGGGAAGACTCGGTGATACCGACGAATATTTCTGGGAAACCGGAGAAGAAAGAGTAAATTCTGGAATTTCTTCCTAATTTCGTACTAAATAAGACAGATATTCTGGCGATAAGTAGTGCCACAAGCAGTCTCACGTAGATTTAAGGACATTTCGTTGTCTTTTTTGAAGCATCCGATCACTCGTGATCTGGTTTCGATCTCGAATGAGACTGCTATTTCGCGTTCTATACGAAATTTAGTCCTTACATCCCTTGGAGAGAGACCATTTCAACCTGATTTAGGTTCTAGGGTTTCTAGAAGTCTGTTTGAACTGCTAGATTTCGGTACAGCAACGATTATTAAGAAAGAAATTGACATTACGATCAAAAATTTTGAACCAAGAGTAGAAATTAACACGATTGAAGTGACTCCTGAATACGATAATAATGGTTACAACGTCTTAATTTCGTATTTTATCGTCGGGCAACCTAGAACGCCCGTACAATTAGAGTTTATTCTTCAAGCAACAAGATAATGCCACTCACAAAGTTCTCAAATCTAGATTTTGATCAAATTAAAACGCAGATAAAGGACTATCTGCGTGCAAATTCCAATTTTACGGACTTTGATTTTGAAGGATCGAACTTTTCGGTCTTAATTGACACGTTAGCATATAATACTTACATCACTTCGTACAACGCCAATATGGTGGCTAACGAAGTTTTCATTGATAGTGCCACATTGAGAGAAAATGTGGTCTCTCTTGCGCGAAATATTGGATATTTACCCTCTTCTAGGAAGTCTGCAAAGGCGACAGTCAGTTTTTTTGTTGACACTAGTAGTCTGACTACTAATCCCACGACAATGACCCTTAGAGCGGGTCTGGTTGCCCTCTCAGACAGTTTTGGAGGCACCAACTTTACCTTCTGTATTCCCGAAGATGTCACTGTTCCTGTTACTGATGACAGTGCATTCTTTGAAAACATTGAAATCTACGAAGGAACGTTTTTAACGAAAGATTTTACCGTAGATACGTCAAATATTGACCAAAGATTTATCATTCCGAATGCTAATGTTGATACATCCACATTAGTTGCCTCAGTTAAAGACAGTGCTTTTGACCTTGCCCCAGTAAAATATCAATTAGCACAAAGCATCGTAGATATTAACTCAACATCTAAGATTTACCTCTTACAAGAGAGTGCTGATGAGAAATTTGAACTTCTTTTTGGTGATGGTATCTTTGGAAACCGTTTAGAAAATGGAAATGTCATCACAGCAACCTATGTAATCACTAATGGTGATCTTGGCAATGGTGCTGCCAACTTTACTTTCTCTGGAAGATTGGTTGACAACGAAGATAGGGTTGTAACTACTGGCGTTTCTGCAATTACGGTCATCTCACCAGCTCAGGGTGGTGGTGAGATCGAATCTGTCGATTCTGTTCGCAAATATGCGCCATTAAAGTACGCATCTCAAAATAGAGCAGTCACAAACCAAGATTATGAGGTTTTGACCAAACAAGTATTCCCTGATACTGAATCTGTATCTGCTTTTGGTGGTGAGGACCTTGACCCACCACAGTACGGAAGAGTTTTTATTGCAATCAAACCTAAAAACGGAAATTATCTTTCAAATTTTGTAAAATCTTCAATTATTGAAGATTTGAAGAAATATACAGTTGCTGGAATCTCTCCACGCATCATCGATTTGAAATATCTGCATGTTGAGATTGATTCAAACGTTTATTATAACACAAATCAGTTCCCATCTGCATCTTCACTTAAAACGAAGGTTTTGGAGTGTTTAAATACGTATTCAAAAACTGCTCAATTGAACACATATGGCGCAAGATTGAAATATAGTAAACTTTTGAAAATTATTGATGATTGTGACTCATCGATCACGTCAAATATTACAACGGTACGAATGAGACGGGATATGAGACCTGTTCTTAATGATTTTGCCGAATATGAGATTTGTTATGGTAACAGATTCCATATTGGTGATGGTCCAAACATTAAGAGCAGTGGATTTTTTGTAGAAGGTTATGCAGGGGAAGTATTTTTAACAGATGCTCCATTTGTTGGTGGAAGAGAAGGTGCAGTTGATTTAATTAGAGCTATTTCCCAAACCGAAATGCAAGTTCTGCGAAGAGATGTTGGAAGAGTTGATTATATAAAGGGTGAAATCATGTTGGACCCAATTAAGATTGTTGGAACTACAAAATCAGTGGGAGAATTCCCAATTATTGAAATTCAGGCAATTCCTTATTCAAATGATGTTATTGGATTACAGGATTTATTTTTGCAACTAGATATAAGTAAGAGTAACGTTACAGTTGTGTCAGACACCATGTCTAGTGGCGCTGATGTGTCTGGTTCTAGGTATACAGTTTCTTCCAGTTTCTCAAACGGTAAAATCACGCGATAATGTTAGAAAAAAGAGTAAAAATCCAATCCGTAGTTGAAAATCAACTTCCGATTTTTCTTGGTGCCGAACTGGAAGGTGCAGGCGATTTTTTAAAAACATATTATAGGTCACAAGAGAATCAAAGTGCTCCTGTTAATATTCTTGAAAATATTGACCAGTATACGAAGGTAGGAACATATACATCTATCGTTGGATTTACAACGGTAACCTCTAATATTGATCTTACCGATACCACCATTAATGTTGGTGATACATCTGGATGGCCAGACAAATATGGATTGCTGAGGATTAACGACGAGATTATTTCATATACTGGAAAAACACAAACGTCTTTTACCGGGTGTATTAGAGGTTTTAGTGGTATTACGAGTTATCGTTCTGATACTGGACCAGATGAGTTAATTTTTGATTCATCTTCGGCAGATGAACACGTTGCAGATGCTGCGGTAGAGAATTTATCATCTCTTTTCCTAAAAGAATTTTTTAGAAAGTTAAAAACAGAGTATCTTCCTGGTCTCGAAAACGCAAATTTATATCCTGGATTAAATAACGCAAACTTTATTAGACAAGCCACGGATTTTTATAGATCCAAAGGAACTTCTGATGGATTTGAGATTCTTTTCAGAGCTCTTTATAATGACAATGTAGGGGTCATAAAACCACAAGATTATCTTTTTGCACCTTCTGATGCCCAATATAGAAAAGTTCTTAGACTTAATGCATTTCCTAGTTTTGGGCAAATAGATATAACATCAAAATATTTAAGTGGATCTCTTACAAAAAATATTTTTCAGGAAGACAAAGATGGAAATATTACAGCATCTGGTTCGGTAGTTGCTACTGAACGAATTGTTACTGATGACGGTGCATATTTTCAGATTGATCTTGATTTTGTCGAAAATAAAGACACCTCAACTCTTGGATCAATTTTTGGTAACTTTAAAATTACCCCTCAGACAAAGGTAATTGGTAACGTAGCAGCTGCTGCTACATTTGTTGATGTTGAATCAACTATTGGTTTCCCAGAATCTGGGGAACTTTCAATTAAGTTTTCAAACAATGATGTTGGTGTTGTAACATATAAATCTAAGAATGTAACACAATTTTTAGACTTAGTTGGTCTAAGTGAGGGTGTTTTAGATAAGGAAGAAATTTTTGATACTTCAAAGACTTATGGTGTCCTTGATGATGGAACTGAATTTGAATTCAAGTTAAAGGGATCTCTTGGAGACTATAAAATAAAGGCAACTGATATTGATACACCATATTATAAAAAAGGTGATGTCATTAAAAATCAGTCACTCGGATATTCAAAAAATAGTGTAATATCTGACTCTCTCATTTCAAATGAAACTTCTAGATTTGATATTGAGACCGCAAAAATCTTAAATCAAAATCAACTTGGACAAAATCCCAATATTATTTCACTATATCAAATTGAATCAACTGAACCTCATGGATTAAATATTGGAGATTCTATTCAGGTCATTACACCAACTAAACTTCAAACTAGTGGTGTAGTAACTAAAATTATCTCTGATAAAATTTTTGATGTATCAGGTCTTTCTGGATTTGACCCAGATGATGGTGGTGAGGTAAGGAGACTTATTACTAAGGTTGATTCTCAAAATTCAGTTGTCAATACGCTGCCAGCAAACGTTTTAAAATCTTTTTATGATGATAATGATCACGTTTATATTGCGTCTCATTCATTACCAAAATATTCAGATCCAATTAACATTAAAACCGGAAATGTTAATTTAACAGATAATGGAAAAAGTTCTACTGCGCCTTTGATTATTTCTGGCGACACTATTGATTTCGTTGGACATGGATTTTTCACTGGTGATGAAATTTATTATCAACCAGACGAATTTGTAGAATTACTAGTTGGATATGGAGAACCAGTTTCTGTCTCAACAGTAAGAAATCTTGGAGATTTACAACAGGGGAAATATTTTGTAAAAAGATTAGATGATGATAGATTTAAATTAGCAGAGTCCAGATCAGACATTTTTCAATCTAAATTTATTGATGTTAGTGGCATTGCAAGTAGTCAAGTCATTTATCCAATCTCTTCGTATGAAAATCAATTAGATAGTTCATATGGTCTTAGAAGAGTTTCTCGTTTTGTTGATACTCCTTCTGAAAAGGTAAAAACAAAACCTGGAAACATTGGAGTTTTAATTAACGGTGTTGATATTAATTCTTATAAATCAGATGATTTTTGTTACTATGGGAAATTAACTTCCATTGATGTTTTGGCAGGTGGATCTGATTATGATGTAATTAATCCACCAAATATTATTATTGAAGATAGTGTTGGCACAGGAGCTACTGCTACTGCTACTGTTGTTGGATCCCTTGAAGCAATTGAAGTAACTGATAGTGGATATGATTTTTTAGAGGAACCAATTATTAATATCTCTGGTGGTAATGGAACTGGGGCAAGAGCAAAGGCGAATCTTAGATCCGAAAAAACCGTAGCATTCGTTGATGTAAGTATAGGTGCTGGAAATATTTCCACATCAACTAATACTATTGGATTTACCACATATCACCGTTTTAGAAATGGTGATGGTGTTGTTTATAGTTCCAACTCTCAAACTGCGATCGGAATTGGAACTACCAGTGAGTCGCAAGTAAGAGACGCTTATCTTAACAACAATTCAATTTACTATGTTCACGTGGAGTCACTTAGTGAGATCACTTTACATAACAAACAAACAGATGCCCTTGCAGGGGTAAGCACAATTAATATAACCACTTTTGGTGAGGGTAATCAGTATTTTACCACAGTTAATAAGAAAAATATCCTTTCTTCAATATCTATTGAATCTGGTGGAAGTGGATATACTAGTAATTTAATTAAAGTATCTTCCTCCGGCATCAGCACCAGTAAGAATGAAATTAATTTTGCAAATCATGGATTTAACACCGGAGAAGTAATTCAATATCGACATGAAGGAACGTCTATTACTGGATTAACCACAGATCAAAATTATGTGGTGACACGTGTTAATTCCAACTCCTTTAAACTATCTGCTGCTGGTATTGGAACAACAGAGTCATTTAATGACTTCAACGAATTTATTTTTACAAAATTAAGCACTACTGGTGTTGGTGGAACTCATATTTTTAATTATCCAGATATTAGTGTATCGATCATTGGTAACGTTGGGATTGCAACAACTAACAGTTTAACCTTTGCATCTAAACTTGCTCCTAAGTTTAGAGGGTCTGTTTCCAAAGTCAATCTCGAAAAAGGTGGCACTGGATATGGTTGTTCTGATATTCTTAATTTTGAACGTCAATCTTTAATAACTTTTGAAAATGGTTCTGGTGCTCAACTCAAACCAATTATTGAGGGCTCTGGTATTAAAGAAGTCTTTGTTCTGAACGGTGGAAAAAACTACAACTCCACTCCTGATTTAAAAATTACTGGTGCAGGATTTGATGCACACCTTACCCCAATAATTAGAAACGGATCTATCATCTCAATTAAAGTCAATGATTCTGGTGTTGGTTTTACGAGCGACACAACATTTGTTGACGTAATTCCAAATGGATCTGGGGCAAAAGCAAAAGTATCTCTTCAAACGTGGAATGTTAATTTATTTGAGAGAAAGAAAAATTTATTGAGTGTAGATGATGGAATTCTTATTGAAAAAACTAATCAACATTCACAAGGAAGTGTAGCGTGTCTCTCTGCTCCAAGAGGATTAAGAGAAACTATCTACTCCAAGAAAGAGGATGGAACTACAAACTATGGTGCAGATGCATTTGATCTCATTAAACAGAACAATATAGAAGTCGTTTCTAAAAATCACTCTCCAATTATTGGATGGGCAAATGACGGACATCCCATTTATGGTCCTTATGGATACAGTAAAGATAGTGGTGGTCCAATTAAAGCTTTGGAATCTGGATACGTTTTAGATCCAAGTTCAGAAAGACCTCCTGCATTCCCCAATGGATTTTTTGTTGAGGATTACAAGTTTGGCAATGATGGCGACTTGGATGAGCATAACGGAAGATTTTGTGTAACTCCCGACTTTCCAAATGGAGTATATGCATATTTTGCTCTTATCAATTCAGGAAAATCTGATAGTGATGGCCCATTCAAAAATTATAAGCAACCACAGTTTCCATATTTAATTGGTGATACTTATAATTCAGTCCCTAGTGATTTTAATATTACTAGATTGAACAATCAAATTGATTACAATTTTGATCATTTAATTAGAAATACAAAACCAGCAAAGACTAGCAACCTTTATGGATTTAATGAGTATATCAATGACACCACAAGAGATAAAAAACAAATTAGTGTTATCGATTCTGCTTCAAAGGGAGGCATTGTTGGATATGATATCGTTTCCGCAGGAACTAGTTACAAAACTGGGGATCCAATTCGTTTAGATGGATTACCACAATATGGTAGGCAATCTAGATTATCAGTCGGAAGAGTTGTTGGTAAAAAAGTTGTATCTATCGCATCCTCAACAATTAGTGCAGAAAACTTTGAATTATTCATCGGTGGTGGTCTTGCAATCGGATATTGCACATCACCTCACAATTTTGAAAACAAAAACAGAGTAGTAATTTCTGGATTATCAACAGAGTCCTTTGCAGATCTGAATGGCACTGTCAATATTGATAATCCTCAGAGAATTTGGGTAACTGATGAGTTTATTGATACACCAGCTAACACTGGTCTAACAACCACCATCTCGCTCAATGGTCCTTATGATCCTCTGTATGTGAGAGAAAATACTATCATTGGTATCGGACAATCTGCCGAAAATCTTGAACAACTTAAAGTTCTTAATGTAGATCCTTTGAACTCTGTGATGAGAGTTCAAAGAAATTATAATGGAACTGTGGGAACTTCATATTCCACTGGTTCTATTGCACTCGACATTCGCAGTTCTTTCAGTTTTGCTGTTAATGATGGAATTTACATTGAAACTCCACCAACATTCCAGAGATACTTTGATCCATCCGAAGTAGTTGGACTTGGAACCACCGCAATTGTTGGTGTCGGAACAACCATTGCATATTACACACATAACAATATTGCACCTCCTCATTTACAAGAGAATACAGATTATCAACCAGGAACAGCATACACCAGTAAGATTATTCCAATCAAGACAATCTTTATTCCTAACCACTCTTTTGAGACCGGTGATGAGCTGACATATTCAAATGGCGGTGGAACTTCCATCGAAGTCTCTGATGGTATTGGCACATTTGTTCTCTCTGATCAATCGACGGTATATGCAATCAAGGAGTCCACAAATCTCCTTGGTATTTCTACGACAAAGGTTGGTTTAGGATCTACCGGTTCTTTTGTAGGACTGGGTTCTACTGCTGTTCAGTTGGCATTTACTGTCTCTGGATTAGGTGTCACTCATAGCTTTAAGAGAGAGACTTCTCCTATCACTGCGAATGCAAATGTACATGAGGCTACTCTAACAACTGAGGAACCACATGGATTAACATTTGATGAACCGATTAGATTAGTTGCGTCTCCAAATAAAGAGCAAATTGTATTTGTTCAATATAATGATTATAACAGAAGAATTGTATTTGATAGAAAGAAATTTGAACCTAGTGGCATCACAACCACAACCAATAATATCAACGTTTCAGATCACAAGTTCATAAGTGGTGATAAAGTCATTTACAGCACCACTGGAACTGCACCATCGGGAATGGTTGATCAGGAAATGTACTACATTATTAGAATTGATTCCAATAATGTAAAATTAGCATCTAGTAAAGTAAACTCCTTAGGATCAGCCCCAGAACCCATTGAAATTAATGGGTTTGGAAGTGGAGAGCATTTCTTATCTTTGATTAATCCAGTAATTGAAGTCGTAAAAGGAAATACTGTTTCTTTTGCAACCACCGACTCTTCTTTATCAATTGTTTCCTCTGGATCTACCTTCTCTGCATTTGATTTAAAATTCTACACAGATCCCAACTTTAATAATGAATTCAAGTCAACAGGGTCATCTAAAACTTTTGAAGTTACTGGAATAGGAACCATTGGTGTAACAGAACCCTCTGCTGTTAATATTGGAACTAATGATGAAGTTCCACAAACTTTATTTTACAAGTTTATTCCAATTAATGTTGATATTGCTCCAACAGCAAAAACTGAACTATTCATTGATAAAGAGCAAGACGATTCAAACACTATCTCTTTGATTAGAAGTGTATATCAGGTATATGAATATCCAACTGGTATCGGATCAACAACATTTAAGTTTAACTTAAATGAAAAACCAGAAAGAACTAGTTACGGATCCTCCGAGGGCACGTTTTACTATACTCACAAATCTCGTCATTCTGCTGGACCAATTGATACCATCAACATTAATTACAGCAATAGAAATTACTTAGAGCTACCTGGGGTCGCTTCAATTGGATCCACGACTGGATCTGGTGGTCTTATCAGACTGAGTGGTGATATGGGTAGAATTGTTAGAACCCGTAAACAGAACACTGGATATAATTATCCATCTGACCCAACATTTAAAGTAATTGCAAATACCCCTGAGATTTTGAGAATGGAAAATCTCAATTCTTTTGATAGTGTAGGTGTCACTTCGGGAGGAAAGGGATATAATTCTGTGCCAACAATTGTGGTTATTGACACAATTACCAACAAAAAAATTAATAATGTTGTACTTGAACCAAAAGTAAAAAATGGTGGAATCTCCGAAGTTATCATTAGAGAAAACGCTAGGGATCTTTCCGATACTAAACCAACACTTCTTACTGTAAACAATCCAAACGGAGTTGGAATTACAACTGTTGGATTCAATACTATCACAAAAGAAGTCGCGCTCAATTTAAACACAGGATTCTCAACCGCTGGATCATTCCCATTCTCAGTTGGTGATAAGATTTTTATTGAGGGTGTTGGAATTGCTTCGACCGGATCTGGATATAATTCAACAGATTATAACTTCAAATTCTTTGAAGTAACTGCGATTGATGCGAATATTGGTGGAATTGGATCCGTCACTTATAAACTAGATTCTGATGTTTCAAATCCAGGCACATATGTGACAACAAGATCTGCCGGAAGAGTTATTCCTTTCAAAGAGTTTCCTGTATTTGATCCAATTCTCAAAAAGAATGAGTTCTCAATCAATGAACAAGTTGAGATCACCAATTTGAATGAAGTTAAATATGGAAATGTTTCTAGTTGGGACTCTAAGAATAAAATTCTAAAAATTAACTCAGCAAAAGAAATTTTGACTGGTGACAATATTAGAGGAACTGGTTCTGGAACTTTTGGAACTGTATCCGATAAAATTAATGTAGATTCTTTGTATGACATTGCACCTGTTGAAGCTGTTGTAAGAGGTTGGAACAAAGACACTGGTAAACTTAGTATCAACGAACAAAGATTAATTGATAGTGATTATTACCAGTATTTCTCCTACTCTTTGAAATCTAAAATCGCTTATGACACTTGGAATGACATTGTATCCTCTATGGCACACCCTGGTGGATTTAAGAAATTCTCTGATTTACAAATTGAATCCAAAGATGATAATACTAAACCAGTTGGCATTTCTTCAAATACGATTGATTTGTTTGTTGACTTAATCAGCGAAGTTGAAACATATTGTCAGTATGATTTTGATATTGTCTCTGAAACTTCCAAATTAATCTCAGGAGGATTTGTCTCTGATGAGATATTAATGCGTAATCGTGCTATCGCTGATTATGAAGAATCAGTTGGAAATAGAGTTCTTTCTATTGACAATATTTCGGGCACATTTAATAATACTCCAAGAGCAACTAGATTCTCCATCATTGATACATTCCCACTTTCAGCAACTCGTTACAGAAAGTATTTTGCTTTGACTTTTGATACTCAGTTCATTGGATCCAGAAGAATGGAGATCATTGAACTTCTGATTGATAATGATGGAAATGGGTACATTCAGGAATTTGCATCTGTCGATGGAAACACTGATCTCAATGGATACTTTGATTTCCAAGTTAGTGGCACTGAGGGTCAATTACTCTTCTTCCCAGATGATTTTGATACCAATAACTTTGATATTCATGGTCTCGTCTATAACGTAGATAGAGACATTCATGATGCGGTTGGACTCTCAACAGTTGTTGGTGTTACAACTATTGGTGATATTGTTGAACTTGCAACAAAGGGAGGCAAAATTAATGCGGGTGTTACTACAACAGTAAACATTTATTCACTTCCACTTTCAAATTTTGATGCTGGTCATAAATTTATGATTCAAATGAGTGCTGGGGAACAGCATGAAATTGTGAATATTAATGCACTCAATAATGATGGATTTTCTTATGGAGTTGAATATGGAAACATGTCCAATATCAATCCATCATCTGCGGATGTAGCAGTTGGAGCGATTGCGACCTTTGGAACTTCTGTTGAGAACAATATTTTCTACATCAATGCTACACCAGCAGCAGGTTCTACCGGAACTGGCATCACTTTCAACATCTTTGGAAAAAGTTTCCTCAGCGGCGTGTCAACGGTTGGAATTGCCACATCTGAATTAGTCACTGGTAACATAAAAGCTCAATACGAAGGTATTTCTGCATCAGGAACCCCAGGAATTACAACTGTTGCGACATTCGGAAATGAAACTATTAGTGAAGAAGGAGCACACGTTCTTTTCCACATTGAAGACGTGACCAATGATAAATTTGAATTGCTTGAAGGTATCTTCATGCATGATAGTGATGGTGAAATTTATGAGACATTCTTCGCCAATGTTGAGACTGATTCTGACAACATTCAGCAAGGAATTGGAACCATCACTGCAATTAAAGATGGTAATGATTATAACGTTGTATATGTTCCACCTGTATCAACTGAGGTAAGAGTAAAAACTCTTGTAACATCTGCATCTCAAACTAAGGGTGGTGTTGAAGGTCTTTTTGAATTAGATCTTGTTGATACTAAAATTAGTAGTTTTGAAGGAACTTATACTAACACTAATGTTGACGTTAGAAGAGCGTTTGGTCTTTTCCATGGTGGGGATCCAATTTTCTTCAAGGATTTTGATTCTACTAATCCACTGGTTGTTGATGTTGACAATGACATCATCACACTTCCAAATCATTTCTTCTCATCTGGTGAAAGAATAAAGTACAACCCAACTGGTTCTGGAACAACTTCTTCGGTTGGTATTGCTACCACAACTATTACTGGATATGGTTCTACTGACAAACTTCCAGAGTATGTTTATGCAATTAAAGTTGATGACAAATCAATTCGTCTTGCTGGATCACCTGAGGATGCTCTTGCGTCTACTATTGGAAATTACTTAGATTTAACGACTGTTGGTATTGGAACCTCCCATACATTCACTGCACAAGATCAAAATACAAAATGCATCATTGGTCTGGACAATAATATTCAAGATCCAGTGATTCCAGCTAACGTTGAGAATACTCTTGTCGAGCAAATGTCATTTGGCGGAGAGTTGATGAGAATCTCTGGTATTACTTCTATTTTTGGAGGAGACCTTCTCAAAGTTGATGATGAGTTTGTAAAAGTCAAACAAGTTGGATTTGGTAGCACAAATGTTCTTGTAGTTCAAAGAGCATGGATGGGAACTGGTTTGTCAACACATGCTAATGGATCTACGATTGAAAAATATGAAGGATCTTACAACATCGTTGACAATACGATCAATTTCTATACTGCTCCAAATGGATTGAAACCCATCGAGGGCACCGATCCTGATGATGTGGATTACACTGGAATTCAAACGACATCTACTTTCCAAGGTAGATCCTTTATGAGAAGTGGTGTGGTCGGAACTTCGACTCACACTTATGCAACAAACTTCCTGATGGATTCCGTTTCTCAGGAGTTAACTGGTGTTGGCAAAACATTTACCATACAAAGTGATGGTGTAAACGTCAGCGGTTTCAGCACAAACCATGCTTTGGTTTTAATTAATGATATTGCTCAAATCCCATCACAGGATGCACGAATTAATGATTTCTCACTTACGGAGAATGCTGGCATCACATCCATTGTGTTCAGTGGTTTTGCTGCTTCCGTAACCAATGATGTAAACACTGGTTCTATTCCTGTTGGTGGTGTTATTGTCTCGGTCGGATCGACGCAAGGATTCGGTTATCAACCTTTGGTTGCTGCTGGTGGTACTGCTAATGTCTCTGGATTTGGTACTATCTCTTCTATTAGCATTGGTAATAGTGGATCTGGTTATAGAACTGGAATTGCAACTTACAATGGTGTCGTTCAAGAACTGACTTATAACGTCGGAATCAGAACTGCTGATATCGATACAGTTGAGGTAACTGCTATTGGTACGGCAACGGTTGTTAATGGTAACGTCACTGGCGTTTCAATCACTAATCCTGGCGCTGGTTATACATTTAGCAATCCACCAATCGTTGTCTTTGATCAACCAATCCCATATACTCGCATTCCGCTGATTTATCATCCAGATTCCCCTGGTTCTCAAATTGGCACAAATGCGTTTGTTGATGTTCAAGTTTCTCTTGGATCTAGTGTTCTAAATTTTGATATCATCAACAGTGGTTATGGATATAAAGTTGGAGAAATTCTGACCATTCCAGAGGGTGGTATTACAGGAATCCCAACCAACTCTACGGTTGGTGCTGGATTTAGTGAGTTTAGAATTAATGTCAACAGAGTAGACTCTGATAAGATGACTGGTTGGAGATTTGGTGATCTTGATGTATTTGACAAACTGGATGAATCCTTTGATGGTGAGACAAAAGTATTTGGTATGAAGAAGAATGGAACTCCCGCATCGATTAGATCTGCAAAAGGATCGTTGATTGATGTTAAACAAACTATTCTAGTCTTCTTAAATGACGTTTTACAAGAACCAGGTATCGCATATGAATTTGATGGTGGTTCAAATATTACATTTATTGAGGCACCAAAGGTTGGTGATACTTGCTCTATTCTATTCTATCGTGGTACGGGCGGAGTTGATGTTATCAGTAGAGACATTATTGAATCAATTAAACCTGGTGATAGTGTAAGAATTAAAGCAGATGATGATCAAAACAGATTGAAATTTGATCAAAATGTCAGGATTGTTTCTGGAATTACAACTGCTGATACTTTCCTCACCACTCCATACAATGGAGCAGGTTTGACCACAGATAGGACAATTAAGAGACCTATGGTTTGGTGTAAACAGCAAGATGATTTATTCATCGATAACAAAGCTGTTACCAAAGATAGAATCTTATATGGGGCAAACATCTTACCAAAAACAAATATTATTAAGGCAGTTGGACTTGGTTCTACTGAAATCTGGACAACAGGTGTCTTCCCCCTGTTTGATTCTTACGCAGAATCTCTTCCCGAAGTCAAACAAACAATTGAAATCATTAACCAGGATACTAAGATTTCTGCTGCTGCAACAGCAGTTGTTTCTGGATTTGGTACTGTTTCTTCGATTAGTATCACAAACTCTGGTCTTGGATATACAGTAGCACCTCTGGTTTCCATTGCAAATAGCGTTGGTTTTGGTTCTGCTACCAGGGCGACCGCAACTGCATCTATAACCGGAACGGCAGTCACTTCAATCACTATGAGTGGTGCTGGTGCTGGATATACGTTTACCAATCCACCAGTTGTTCTTCTCACACCACCTAATTTTGATAGAGAGGAAATCAAAAATGTTGATTACTCTGGCGACTTTGGTATTATCTCTGGTATTGGAACCACATCTATTGGAGTTGCAACAACAGGTTTAATCTTTGATCTGTTGATTCCTGATGGGTCTCCTCTGAGGAGCACCTCTGTAATGGGACCTGGTGCAGCAAGAACAATTTCCAATATCGCAGCTGGATATCCATTTGTGGTATTTGATTCAAATATTGGTCAGGGGGTCACTTCTCTTGATCTTGGTGGTGCTACACTTGGAATTGGTTCTACATGCTTAGATAATGTATATGAAGCAGTTTCTGTTTCTGTTGCAACAACGGAGGCGGTTGGATTTGGAACCACATACGTTGCAAGAGTTGTCGTAAGTGTTGCAAGCACTGAGGGAATAACTGGTTACGGTCATAGTGAAATCTTTGGTAAGTTTAGTTGGGGTAAACTTCAAACCTTTACTAGATCTGGCATTGCTAAGACATTCACCCCAATTCTCGATGGTGGTGTTACAGGGATTACAACTGGTCCTGTTATCATTAGAAAAACACCATTGAAATCAGTTGGATATTTAACATAAATAACTAAAAAAGTTCAAAATGTCCGCGATAATCACTGAACAGTTTCGCATCCTTAGTGCTGAAAATTTTCGTGCTGGAATTGCGTCCACTGGTAGTTCGTATTATACCTGGATTGGTTTACCAAATGCGACTGAATTAGACGCAAGTTGGAATACTAGTCCACCTGCACCGATTGACTCAATTGGCGATGAAAATCGTTATTGGGATAGCATGATTGCTATGAAGAAGATTAATTCTTCTGATGTGAAAAAAGTTGTAGAAAAATATACTTGGGCATCCGGCGAAAAATATGATATGTACAGGCATGATTATAGTAGAAATAATCTTGCCCCTGTGTCGAAAGCAACGTCTCTATACAGTGCAAAATATTATGTGATTAATAGAGATTATAGAGTTTATATTTGTCTCAATAATGGTTTTTCACCAGAAAACACATCTGGTAAACCCTCTCTGGATGAACCTCTATTCACTGATTTAGAACCAAGAGCTGCTGGAAGTAGTGGAGATGGTTATGTATGGAAATACTTGTATACTTTAACTCCAACAGATATTCTTAGATTCGATTCCACTAATTTTATTCCCGTTCCCAGTGATTGGCAAGGAGATACTACAAATAGTTCGGTTAGAGATAATGCGGGAACTAGCGGTCAATTAAAAGTTGTAACCATCTCAAACAGAGGAACTGGTTACGGTACAGCAACCACATATTCTAATGTTGATATCCTCGGTGATGGTGAAGGAGCAAAAGCTAGTGTCACAGTGAATGCTGATGGAAAAATTCAATCAGTAGACATTTCAAATGGTGGTTCTGGTTATTCCTTTGGAACTCTTGATTTAGATGGAGCAGGAATTACAAATTCTGCATCTAGTACAGATGCGGTAACCAGTGTTGTTATTCCCCCATCTGGTGGACATGGATCCGATATTTACCAGGAACTTGGAACTCGTAAAGTAATGCTTTACACTCGTATCGAAAATGACAGTTCAAATCCAGATTTCATTACTGGAAATGAATTTGCAAGAATTGGTATTGTCAAAGATCCTCAGGTATACGGTTCTGTCACTAGATTGACAGCAGAAAAAGTAAGTTCAGTTTACGCTTTAAAGGTGACTGCTGATCAATTAAGTGACATCACTTTTGATGCAGATGCAGTTATCACACAAAATATCGGTGTTGGATCTACTGCTATTGGTAGGGTTGTTTCTTGGGATGCAAATACTGGTGTATTGAAATACTGGCAAGATAGTAAAGTTGCCACATCATCGACAGTCGGCACTGCACCTCTCTACGGATATAAACTGTTGAGATTCCAAAATACTTTGACCGGCAGTGGGTCTTTTAACATTAATGGAGGAAGTGGCACAGTTGCCATTGATACTTCTTTCTCGGGTATCTCTACCGTTCTAAATAATAGGACCTACTTCCTAGGCCAGACGTTTGACAAAGGGACCTCGACTCCTGAGGTAAAACCTCAAAGTGGAGACATCATCTATGTTGATAATAGACCATCTGTTTTGAGATCGTCAAACCAAAAAGAAGATATTAAAATCGTTTTAGAATTCTAAGAAAATGCCCCAGGAAACTAATCTCAATGTCACTCCATATTATGATGACTTTGATGCAGCCAGTAATTTTCACAGAGTTCTTTTTAAACCAGGGACTCCTGTTCAAGCAAGAGAATTAACTGGATTACAGTCAATTCTTCAAGATCAAATTGAAAAATTTGGCACACACTTTTTTAAAGAAGGTGCGAAAGTAATTCCTGGGCAACTTTCATACCAAGATGTTTTTACTGGTGTTTGTATTGATCCAGATTTTGCTGGTATTCCCATCAGTTTGTACATCGAAGAATTAGTAGGCAAAAGATTTAGAGGTGAAAATTCTGGAATTGAAGCAAAAGTTGAGTTCGTCTTAACTGCTAATGATTCTGCTTTAAATTTTGATACCTTATATTTTACAATTACAAAGTCTGGGTCTGATCTTACCACTGGTGATTTCATTGAGGGAGAAAACCTAATCCTATTAGACTCTTTGTCATATGGGAATACTTCAATTTCTGCAAATCAAGGATTTGCACGAACTCTTCCTTCAAATTGCAATATTACCGGTTCCGCTGCTAATATTCAAGAGGGTGTATATTTTTTAAGAGGTAACTTTGTAACTGTTGGTGCTCAGACTATTCTGTTACAGCAATATGAGTCAATGCCAACTGTTAAAGTTGGTTTGTCTGTAATTGAAGAAATTATCAATGCAGATGAAGATTCATCTTTAAATGATAATGCTCAGGGTTTTAGTAACTATTCTGCACCAGGTGCTGACAGATTAAAAATCAGTGCTTTTCTAACAGCAAAACTGATCAGCGATAATGATGATCCAGATTTTGTTGAATTGATGAGGATTCAAAATGGTGAACTTGAAACCTTTGTAAAGAATACTGATTATAACTTCATTAAAGCAGAATTTGCAAGAAGAACTCATGATGAGTCTGGTGACTATTATATTCAACCCTTTGGACTTTCTATTAAAAATACCCTCAATAACTATCTGGGTAATGATGGTCTGTACAATGAAGATGAACTGACATATCAAGCGAATACTCCATCCGATAATTTGATGGAGTATGTCATCTCTTCTGGTAAGGCATATGTTAGAGGATTTGAGGTAGAAAAGCAGACAGATACTGTAATTGATATTGATAAACCAAGAACCACCAGAGAAGTATTTCAAAGAGCAGTTCCACTTTCTGTTGGTCCAAAGTTAACGATTAATAATCTTCATGGTTCACCTGTTGTAGGATTTGGTACAACCATTGCTGCTATTCTGAGAGACGAAAGAGTTGGTGTTGGATCAACTGTTGCTGCTGGTAGTGCCATTGGCGAATGTAGAATCTATGACTATAACTTAGAATCTCAGGTCTTCAAAGGTCCAGAATCTGAGTATACCCTTAGACTTTTTGATATTTCCCCATACACTAAGTTAGAAATTACTCAACCATTTACGTCTCTAAGAGCAGGAGCTTTCCTCTCTGGGCAGTATAGTGGTGCCTCTGGATTTGTTGTTGATGATGCATCTGGATCTTCCGCATTTACTCTCAGGCAGGTTAAAGGATCTTTCCACAAAGGAGAAAAGATTGCAGTTGATGGCGTAAATTATAACACCACGGTTGCGATTACGACCAATTACGATATTTCAAAAACCAAGTCCATTTATCAAGGCACCACGGTTGGCATTCAAACCTTCAATGCTGATCTAAAATTAACGACTAAGAGAAAGTTTGGAACGCCATTTACTATTAGTGGCAGAAGTGGTAGTGGTGCTGATGTATTCCCAGCAGGTTTCAGCACGATTACTGCCGAGCAAGGAACTTTTGTTGGTATTGTTACCACGAACGATCTTGTTAGATTTATCTCCACTGATAGTGCTATTTCTGATCCTGTTGTACTGAGAGTACACAGCATCAATAACACTGCATCTGAGATGACTCTGGCAGGCATTCAGACGGTATCAAATGTCTTTGAGGGTGCTCCTCCTCAGAACGTACAACAAATCACTGACCTTGAAGTTGTATCTGGTGATTTAATTAATGTAGAAGATAACACTTTCTTCACTACCCTTGGTGTTGAAAATGTTGATAGTGTAGATCTTGGCACTGCAAATATCGTAATCAAGAGGGTATTTACTAATGTCTCCTCCGCTTCTAGCACTCTTACGTTAGAGACTGCTCCTTCTAATGAAGCTTATCTACCATTTGATGAAGAGAGATATCACGTTGCATATTCTGATGGCACCATTCAACCTCTCACTGAGGACATGGTTACAGTTGCAAGTAATGCAAAAACAGTAACTATTGCCGGTCTCGATCG